TGCTCAGAATTACCGAAATTGATCCTGGTCGTTATCCAGGGATGATCTTCGAGCGGTTCATAGACGTTAACCGTACCGACCCGCCAGACATCGATATAGACATCGAGGATGAGCGGCGTCACGAGGTACGCGAACACTTGGAGGAAAAGTATGGCATGGAATGTGTTGGCACTATTGCTAACTTTGTCCGCTATCGGAGCAAGAACGCACTCGTCGACGTTGCTAGGGTGCACTCTGTCCCAAAGGCTGCCAAGGACATCGTATCCAACCTCATCATCGAAAGGTCTGGTGGTGATTCACGGTTCGATGATTCCCTGGCGGATACGGTCGAGATGTTCCCTAACGCTAAAGCAGTCTTCAATGCCTTCCCTGCGTTGTGGCTGGCTACAAGACTCGAAGGCGGCGTGCGCGGAATGTCCGTTCATGCGGCCGGACTGGTTGTCGCCAACTCGCCGCTCACAGATGTATGCGCAACCTACGAACGAGATGGACGACGAGTACTGAGCATCGACAAATACGATGCTGAGTACGCGGGCATGCTCAAGATGGACTTCCTTGGCCTGACCACTATGGGCATGATCGCCCGGTGCCTAGAGCTAACCGGGCTGACGCTGGAGGACCTCTATGCGATTCCAGACGACGATCCAGACACGCTGGGCATTTTTCAGCGTAATGACGTCATCGGAATATTTCAGTTTGCGGGTCGCGCTACACGAATTGTCAATAGGGATGTATGCCCAGACAACTTCTGGCAAGTGGCTGCTGTCAGCGCGCTATCACGGCCGGGACCATTGTTTTCGGGTACGACGGCGGACTATTGTGAAGTCAAACATGGGAAGAAAAGAGCTAAGCGTTACCATCCCGTGGTTGACGAAATCACCGCTGATACCTTCGGCCAGATCGTATACCAGGAGCAAATCCTTAGCATCCTCCAGAAAGTCGGCGGCTTCGAGTGGACGGACCTCAATGAAATCCGCAGAATCATTGCGAAGAAGATTGGCCAGGCTGCTTTCCAGGTCAGCATGCGCAACTTCATCGACGGCGCAAACCGGCTCCACGGTATGGATGCCAAAACTGCTGAGGAAGTATGGAAGCGGCTAGTCACCTCGGGCACTTACGCATTCAACATCGCTCACGCGGTCAGCTACTCGGTCGTCAGCTGGTGGTGCGCCTACCTCAAGGTACACTACCCTGTTGAGTTCTACGCCTCGTCGCTCGCCAAGTCCGAGCCCGGCAAGGAAACCGAATTCAAGCTGATGCAGGATGCTATCGCCCACGGCATTCCTGTCCGCGCTCCGAACTGGACCAGCGGGCCGACCTGGCAGCCTTTCACCGACAAGAGCGGAACGTACCTGACCGCTGGCCTGACCTCGGTGCGCGGAATCGCTGACAAGAAGGCGGCTCTCATCCTCCGCGCGAGGGAAGAGCATCCTTTCAGCGGCTGGAACGACATGATCAACGTGCACGGAATCGGCGTCAAGACTATCGAGAGCATGAAGCAGTTCGCTTCAGATGAGGACCCCTTCAAGTTGAAGGTTACCTCGAACATTATCGACCGCGTAACTGCCTCGATCGTCAAGAAGGAACTAGACGCGCCGATACCTACACATGATGGCGACGAGGTATCTGCGATCATAGCCCCGCCCTGGGGCAGCAAGAATAAAGGCAAGCTAATCGTGTACGCGGGCATCGTCAAGGCTCGCATCTACCAGGATGTAGTCGAAAACATTCACTCGCGTACCGGCAACGATCTGGACGAGATAGTAAAGACGCTGAAGTACCCGGACTTGCGAAAGTACTGCACGCTCCAGTGCATCGGCCAGGGGCTTGAAGAGGTCTACATCAGGATCAATCGCTTCAACTTCGAGAGGTTCCGCGCCAGGCTTGAGTCTATCGAAGTCATGCACGATGTGGTGGTCGTGGAGGGCTATAAAAACTCTGGATTCGGTAACAGCATAGCGATTAGAGACATGTGGGTAGTCGACCCGGATTAGCTCTGGGCCTCCCGATTCGCGTATTCGTACGAAATAGGGTATAATCGAATAGGCGGGCCGAGGCAGGGCCTGCAGAAAGGCAGGAGTTCAAAATGCCGTCCAAAGACCCAATCCACTTCTACAGACGCGTGTCGCTTGAGCTGAGCCATAGCTGGCCCGGCGAGGTCTACCTCAGGCTTGAGCCGTTTGACGGCCCAGCGATCATGGTACGTGTCATGCCCGGTGACATCGTTGCCATATCACAGCTCGCGGAATCCGGCAAGGTGTCAGTCGAGCCACTATCAGAAGGACACGGACAATGAGCAAAAGAATCGCAAAACTAGTTCCATGGTATCACGTCAACAAGGATCGTTGCAAGGTCGATACGGCCAAGGAAACGCAATGCAAGAACTCTGCGAGTTTCGTCGCGACATCCGGCCTCAACGGCAGCACCGAGACCATCCCGGCCTGTAAGCCGCACGCAGACATCCTCCTTCTTGAAGGCTGGAAAGTCCGTGAGCGCCGCGCCAGGGCATTCACACTCTGATGCGTGACCTCAATCTCGGCCCAGACTCCAAGAAACTCATCGAGCAGTTCCGTGCGCTAGACAGCGACCAGCGCACCATCGAGCGCAAAGCTGATGAGCTATACTCATATGCCAGTCAGATGGCCAAGATGCTAGAACGCTGGCTTGACTTGGCCTGGTGCTGGACCGATGCCTGCCCAGCTCAAGTCTGCAAAGGCCCGCACTTCCGCGTCAAGTACCAGCACGATAGGATGGTCACGTCACACAACCCGATCGAAGTAATCGAGCAAGCCCAACATGTAGGGGAGACGTTCCCAGATGTGCCATACACCATCGTCCGATGACGAAAACGAAGAAGCATTCCTGAACTGGTACATGCCAGAGCAAGATGACGAGCCCACCGAGCCCCGCATCGAGAGTGTCATCACGCCGCACGGCATCTGGCAGATACTTCCGCCGCAGCCATTGCCAGACCCGGTAGAGCTGACCGATGAGGAGCGGCGCGAAGCTGCGCAACGCTACATCGACAAGCACTTCGGCGGCCTCTCCCTGACGGAATGGCAGAAGCGAGTCATCGACCAGATCATGGAGCTACATGACAAGGACCCGGAAGCATTCCGGCGCGAACGTCTAAGCAGATGGACAAGCAATCACATCCACGACGACGACGGCACTGTGGAAGGCTGCCCCGGCTGCTTCCCTGGTACGTCCGATGAAGTCAAGCGTCGACTGGCCAAGGGCGTCGGCATCTATAACCAGATGATCCACCGTGCCGTCGACGGATCAGACCCACTAGTTGAGGAGCCCGGACCATGAGCAAGCCTCTTCACGGACTAGATGATTGCATCAACGGAGGGCCTGCTTGCCCTTCGGACCTGCTCTGTCAATGCAGAAGGAAGCTGCTTAACGTGAACGAAGACCTCCCATCGCGGATGCCACCGCGGCCGACCCCGATCGCAATAGCAACGAAGGTGCCGCGCGTCTTTAGCATCTGGGGCACCATCATCTACGGCATATCTGCTATCACCTCGATCGCAACCGTCCTGATCGTCGGCATAGCAGACTGGTCACCGCCATGGTGGCTCACAGAGCCCGCGTTCCTCTACTGCTTCATCAGCGCCGGCATCATCACGCTCGGCCGGATCGAAAGCAACAGGGATGCCCGCGTCTTCACCCGGCTGCTCAGGCAGAAGAGCGAAGAGAACAAGCGCCGGATGAACTGATGTGCTTCCGATACAAGAGTGGGCATGGCGCCAGTACGACTGGTGCGCCCGTAACGTCCCGAACACAGACCAGAGCAGAGCCGCATGGAAGATACACCTCGCGGCGGGAAGGATACCAGCCATGGTAGTCAAAGTCAAGGAAATGCCGGCATCAGTAAAGCCGCCGGTCATGGTCGTAGCGGTTAGCAGCATGGACACCCCCACGTTCGCCGCTCACTTCACGAAGCGGCACAAGGGCAGCCTGGCCGACCTCGCGGAGCTACCCGCTAACATGCCGCACGAGATAGAGCAGATGTACCGCTCATTCCACCACCGGCTGCACGAACTGCGCCGGTACAAGCATGCACACGAGGAAGAGGAAGTCGAGGTCAGCGTTGACCGCGCAATCGAGGCACTCTTCGAGAACCACAACTGGGGCTGGAAGCAGCTCGCAGGACTCGACGGTTGCCTGGTCGCGGTATTCCCTGACGGCCAGATCGCCACCAGCATCAACGGCGAGATCATGCATCACGATGAGATCGACGAGGCGACAGACCGTCTCTGCTCGGTGCTCTCATGAAGGTCTATCTCGTCACCGTGGACGACGAAACCGCAGACATCATCGACCGCGCAGAAGCAAACTGCGAGAATGTATTCATCGGTGACTTCGTGGAGAAGAATCCGACCATAGATATCAAGCTGTACGTAGACGTCAACGACGACTAACAGTCCAAAGGCAGGGACTCAATGCACCTAGATACATTCGTGTGGGCAACACCGATTCCGCGCACTCTGTACCTGGACAAGAAAGCACTGTACGAAATCGTACATAGTGCGTGGCAAATGAGCCTAGACGAGGTCAACGGCACTCGGGTTACGGGTCCACTCCATGTCAAGGTGATGGGCTTCGGTTACATCGACGACATGAGCATGCAGGAGGTCTTCGTCGGCACCGAACTAAGCCCACTCTGGACATATGCTGTAGTCCGCGCCGTTGGGCCGGCGATGGCCCCATGAACCGCCGCGAAGATACTATAGAGCTGCCGAAGCTGAGGCGTGCACGAGGCGGCTGGGTGTTGTACGGGCCTAACGAAGATAGCATCTGCCCCGTACATCAGTTCTGCGCTTACAGCGGCGACGAGCGCGGACTGTGCGAGCTATGCCACGGCAGTCACCCGACCGACGAACACGACGAACTGCCGCCCGGTCGCCTGGCGCCGTGTCTATGCCGGAAGTGCGGCGAGCTGTTCAAGTCCGTGACCGGGTTCAACATGCACTTCGGCAGAGCCTACAAGTGCCGCAACCCTGCCAAGCGCGGACTGATCACAATCGAGCAGACAGACCGCGACGGCTATGTATGGACACTCTGGGCTAAGCCAGGCTCCAGGCCTGAGGATGTGTGATGGACATTACAGTGCCGTTCGTGTTTCCAGGCGAAGGAATGGTCATCTTCGGCGAGACAATTAAGCCTGATACGCCTTCCGTGAAGGACATGTATTATGACTGGCGGTCGATGGCTATGAAGCCGCTCAAGCTTGAGGATGTGTAGTGGACGGGATACCAGAACACCTACAGCGCGAGCTGGAAGTGCTGCAAGAACTGCGCGCGGCCACCCGCGAAGCGCATGAGACTCTCCGCGACCTCAACGAGGCCATGAAGTCCGCGCGAGAGCTGCGAGATGAGTTCCTCAACTCGGATGCGGTGCTGGAAAAGCTTGGCACGCTAGTCAAGGCCGGGCTCGATGAATACGACCATACTCTCCAGCACGCAATCAGGGTCGCAGAGAAAGCCATGTATAACCGCTTCGACGTGCTGACCGCCATATGTCTTGGCGAGGACCCAGAATCAGTCAGGACCGGCGTCACCTCGATACCGCAGCTACTGCGTGAGTACATCGCATCGCAAGGGCTGCCATACCGTCTCGTCAAGAAAGACAAGTGAACACCTACCACCTCTGGCTCCACGTAGCACGCATGCGGGACGCGGCTGGAAATCCAGAGGGTGCGGCCAGGGCTAGGCGTAACGCCCGTATGCTGGCCAACCAGGCTCTGCGAGCCCGTCACCCTCCCCGCATAACCCAAGCCCAGTACAACGCGCTCTCCGATTATGGCAAGAGCTGGGTCTGGCACATCACCAAAGACGGCAAGCTCATCGAATTGATGCCATCTAAAACGGCCTCTAAGCCGGTTTCGGACGCGCCCCTACCCGATTCCCCCGGACGGGCTCACACGGCCCCTAGCTCGCCCCGGTAGCGCTGCGCGGGGTTAGGCGTCCGACCGGCCCCGGCCTGCGTCGATTGCCATTGGGCTAGACGCATCCGTACTTACGGCGTATCGTCCTCGGGTAAGCCATCCGAACAGCACCCCGCACCCCCAGTAGGATGGACCTACAAGGAGAGGACCCTCATGCCGGTATTGGCGCTGAAGGTAGCAGCGCTGGCTATCGCAGCTAGCGGCGTAGTCGCAGGAGGACAGGCAGAGCTAGGAGGCCACCCGCAAACCGTCTCGGAAGTATCAGTCACTAAGGTCATCTACATCGTCCGGTCGGGCGACACCCTCGGCGGCATCGCCGGCTACTTCTGTCACGACCCGAACAAGTATCACGAGCTGGCCCAGGCAAATGGTATCGCTAACCCCAACGTGATCAGTGTCGGCGAGCACATATGGCTTGCCTGCGGCGGTACAGGCGGCTCCAGTTCCAGTAGTAGCTCCGCTAGTAGTAGTAGCAGCGGTTCTAGCTACGCGGCCGGTTCAGCGGTCGTCCCAGGCACGTCCAGCATCTACAGCTACATAGGACTGGAGCGGCTCTGGGAGCTTGCTGGCGGTAGCTCCGCGACGGCGTTCCATGCGGCGTGTATCGCCGAGCATGAGTCGAGCGGCAAGCCCTGGGCGATCAGCCCGACCGACGACTGGGGCCTCTGGCAGATACATAACGGCGGCCAGTCGATGCTTGTTCCATTCCAGAACGCTCAGCGTGCGATCGCTATGAGCGGAAACGGCACGGACTGGAGTGCGTGGTCTACGCGAGATATGTGCTAGCCGCACAGACGAACGGCCGGCCAGGACCCCCTCGATCCACCCACCTGGTCGGCCGTTCCTATTGCCTGTTATGGTACGCGAGGTCCGCCACGGAATAGGCCAATCAGGCAGTACAGCGCGATGATGCCGACCTCTGCCACGATGACCCATCCTTGAGTTGTGGTCACGATTCCACCGTCACATCTCCGACCGTCACGTTGACTGTCTCGTTGGTGGACTGGTCGACGTAGTTGATGCCGCCCGCGTTCATGATGGCCTCGGCGGTCTTGCTAGCAGCCTCCGTGCTCTCGAAATTCTTGAGCCTGACTAGGACGCTAGCCATCATCTGCTCTTTGGGCCTGAGCCGCCCTGGCCCAGCGCCTCGTGAAGGCCCATGTGCCCGTCCATGCCGTCCTCCGCGACGAGAGCGGAGCAGGTCTTGCAGACCTGGGCGCGAGCCTGGAGGTCTTCGCCGCCACCCTCCTGGTCAGTGAGGACGTAGGCGGCCATGTAGCTTCCGTTACGCGGAGGCTCTGGCGTTGATACGGTCATCTCTTTCTCCTTTTGCTGCGATTTACTTCGTTTCTTTCGTACCTCGGCCGGGTACTAAGTTAACGAGCTAATTCTTGCAGCTCGCTACTTCGCGGTCCATCCCGTGTCATACCAGGCCCATTGATTGCTTCCAGGGTCCTGGGTGTACGTACAGAGCTTGCCGCTGGTGTTGGTGTACGTAATGACCTTTCGGCCATTACTCTGATCGACTTCGAGCCCTGGGCCGCTTCGGGCATTCGAGCCCGCGATGGCCCCGCCATTGACGCAAATCTGGCCCGACTGGTTGATGTAGGCGATGATCCGCTTGCCTTCATAGAACGCTACTGCTGATGACACGAACTCTCCTCCTGCTTCTGGTGTAGTGCCGCCTCCTGTTCCAGACTTCGCCCACTCGATGACCTTGTCCATCGGGTAGCCCGAGCCGCAGTCATGGTGACCACCGCCCCCGGAGCCGAAGTCCACATGATCGCAGACTCCCTTGGTCCAGCTGTCCTGCGCCTCGCCCGCGCTCAGCGAACGCATCGGGATGCCGTACTTGTCGCATATCTGCCGCATGAGCGCGGCTGTCGTGTGCAACAGCGTGCTCTGCTCGTTGAGCCACTTGTCGCGGGAGTACGAGGCATAGCCGGCTTGCTCAACGCCGAAGCTCAGGCTGTTGTAGCTGCTCTGCGTCCACGCCGCGTACTGCTCGTAGACTCCGCAGACAGCCTGGTTGGTATGGAAGTTGTCGATACACCAGTGTGCGCTGGCGCCGACGTTGCCCTGAAAATACTTGGCGCAGTCCATCGCGCCGTTCGGACCAGTGAACCCTTCCATCGTGTGTAGCGCGAACTTGATCGGCTGTACGCCTCCGCGCCCGGAGTAGTTGCCGGTAAGGCAGAGGACTTCTTGAACAGCCATCAGTCACCTAGCCTTCCCTTGACCCACCTACGTATCGGGTGCCGGCGCGGCAGGTCATCCAGCTTGGCCCACTTCTCGTCTTGCTCTTCTACTGGGGGCTCTGGCCTACGCTCTGGCGGGTCCGGTAGGCGCAGGACTCCGCGCCGGACTTCATCCAGGTCGACGACCTCGCCCTCTTGGATGAGCCGACCTCGGCCCGTGTTGTCTCTGTCGTCCATGATCCTCCCTATGGGCGGGTGTTGAGCCTATTATACTCGGCGCTCTCTACTCATCGTCACGATGCCGGTTATCATGTCTGGTCCAGAGGTGATGCCAACGTATGTGAATGACCAAGATGGCAAGCGCAAGCCCGCCAAGGATCGTATCCACATACTCCCAGACCATGTCCCTCCCTATGTTTGGATAAAGCCGTTCTGGTCATCGAGCGGATACCGGCCGAAAATAGTTATGATGGTCTGTGCGAGTGATCCGGGCATGAAGTGAAGCTGGAGAGAACCATCAGAGTGAAGCTGCACGATAGGAGTAGCAGCCCCATCCGGCACATCACCAACAAACCAGCGGGCCCCAGTTGATGCCGCCACCGTGCGATAGGCAGGAGGCATAGTGAAGAACGCGATGCCATTATAGTTGCCAGAGGCGGCCGGAGTTTGAACACACCCTGCTACTTCTACAAACCTAGTGTCATCACTGAAGCGGTACTGCGGCGGAGTGTTACCGGATATAGTGCCGAAGAATCCGCCGGTGAGCGGCCGCATGTCATGCCACGGGTCGTTCGTGAGCCTACGGTCATCAACCAGTCCGGTAAGCGCTCCGGCCGAGGTAGCGGTCCAGTGGGACACCGGATACTCCCAGATGCCGGTCGGGGTCTGAGTCAGCGCCGGTATGGTTGGCGTGCCAGATGGTGTACCGGTAATAACAGCCGGTGCTACTACCGTAGCAGATGTGCCAGCTCCGCGTGTCAGGCGTATGACTAGACGGTCGATTCTGTTCTGAGCGGACGCGGCCGGAATAGGCGTGTTCACTGGAGCGTCGCAGCGCCATAGCTGGCCACGTATCAAGATGACGCCGTCAGCGATAACAGCGTTACGGCCACCGGTATCAAGGGATGGTGTCATGGCATTGCCGATCGAGCCGTCGATGGCTGCAGGTGGCCCAGCCATACTTAGCAGGTACTCCCAGTCAGATGTTGATGTCAGCTGGGTGAATGCGCTGGGCCGCGCGTCATAAGTTGCCATGATACCTCACTTGGTAGCCATTTGCTTCTCTAGGGCTTTGATCCTGGCAGTTAGCTGCCCTATAATGCTCTGGTCGGTAGCCGTAGAGTTGCCGCTGTTGCCTACGGTCGGTACAACGTTGATGTTAGGCGTAGCGGCCGGGTCGGCTGTTAGCTGGACTCCGCTGACTACGTCTGAGTAAACAACCCCAGGCCGGACCTCGACTGACACTATGTCGCCTAGGCCGTAGTCTCGCCCGAACGTCAGGAACGGAATGTCAGTCGCTGTCACGGTCATCGTCGGCCCGGCCGCTCCAGACAGTATAGCGTCCGAAGCGGTAGTGTTCAGGTTGTTCAGGTCAGACTCGCCGGTAGAGTCACTGAACTGCTCCACCTTGTTGAATTGCGTTGTGCCAGATGCGGTCTTCTGGACGAACGTCGTACCGGCACCCTGGACTAGCGAGTCGGTAACGGTAGGGTCGGTCAGATTGAACTGTACCGATGTCAGGTTGCCAAGCTGCTGGCTGAACCACGCCTTGCCTGTCAGGTCGCGCGGAACGTATACATCAAACAAGAGCCGGTGTGTCGTCGGGTTCCGTGTGATCTTGATGCCCATGGTCTTGCCGGTCCCAGTCTGGGAGATGAGAGCGCGGATCACATCAAGCAGGTTCAGGTTCACTCCGCTACCGAATTTGACCGTGTACGTAACGTTCGCGCCCTGGTTAGCATTGGCGGCTATATCTAGCTGGCTAATCCTCCGCGCGGCGGTAGTAGCAGGACCAAGGTTATTGTTCACGTAGTGCTTGATAGCATTCTCTAGCGGAATGCCAGTTACCGGGTCCTGGCCGCTAGCCGTCTGGGCGTTCCAGGCCACACCCGGCGACGGGTAGCATATCCGGTTAGCCATCAAGCCAAGATAGTCCGCGCCGGACAGGGTGATGAACGAGCCAGAGCCGGGGCTGCCTCCACCAGCGCCCGGTATCGAGTCAGAGTAGCCCGGCTGTTCGCACTTACCGCCGAACGTGAAGAGCCCTCGCCAGTTCACCTGCACAAAGAAGTCCCCGGCCATCATGAGGTTCCAGAGCGTGTCAGTGTACGGCGTAGTCAGCGACCATGACCCGACCGCGTTATGATATAGCTGCGCAGTTAGGTTTACGAACTGTATGGGGCCTTGGCTTGCCAGGTTACTGTCTAGTACCTCGACCCATACTGCATCTGTTGATCCTGCGCCAGGCAGAACATAGACTGCAGCCGGAAGCAATGTTCCGTCCGCTGCAGACGCGGTAACGGAAGTGCCAGTGGTAGTTAGTGAGCCGAAACTTCCACTAGCTGAAGATGAACTCTGAGCAGAGCCAGAAACTGGCAGGGCCTGTCCAGGCTGGAAAGTAATGACCCCGATGTCATATTGCGGGTTACCAGAGTTAGTGAGGCTGTATGTCTGTGATGTTGTTCCGGCAGGGTTCGTGTAAGCACTTGATATGATCGTGCCTGTCGAGAAGTTCTCGATCAAGGTCCACGACGGGCTCGTCGGCAGAGTCGAGCCTGACTGGCTACATCCACCTATACAGATTTCTCCAGAGGCCGAGAGCGCGCCAGTAGCCGCCGACATGGACGTTCCAGTGCCGCCGTTTCCGGCCGGAGTCTTGTCTACTCGCCACGCACCAGGAATCCCTATGACAGTCACACGCATATTCTGGGAAGCACTGATCGAAACAGTAATGGTGTCGCTTGTTGTCAGGCCCTTGCTGTTCATGGCGTAACCGAAAGCCAATGAACGCGATGTTGTCGATGACGTATAAGCTGTCCATGAATTGCCCTTGCTGTCAGTAACCCCAGATATTGTCAGTGCGTTTGCCGCAATGCTTACTATAGCAACAAGGGTATCATTCAACGCCGGTGCACTAGTAACTGGAACATTGACTGATGTAGCAGCTGCCCCGGTAGCAACGTGGCCCACTACATATGGAACAGCCATTATGCCCTAGCCCACCTATTCACCCAGGACAACCCAACCGAGGTCGCCGCTGTCGCTCCGGCCATTGCGATGTTAACCTGGTTTACTCCAGGCATCAACGACCAGAGATTACTTAGGTTGCCTCCTAGGACGAGCTGGTCCCATATGTTGGTGGCTGCGGTAACATCTGCGGCTATCTGCTGCCCTGGCTTCGTAACAACCTGTACGATATGACCAGCCGGGATAGATGTGTTAAGGGCCCATTGCCTGCCGCTAGTAAGATTCTTGAATGTCGGTGTGCCTGGTCCTGTTATTGTCCATACCGGCCATGCCTGAGCATTACCAGGGTTAGTTACGCTGATATTAGACCCAATGGAGCTACCAGCAAGACGAATAGGAAGCAGAGGCAAGATGCCAGATGCAGTGCTACCCTGGAATGACATCTGCTGCGGTACGAGGTCTTCCCAGTACGGGTCTGGGGTCTGGAGAGTAAATGTATAGACTGTAATGTTATTGACCCCGACATCGGGATTATTGAGACCGGCTGTAGTATATACAGCTATCTGCCTAGTAGAGCCATCCGGTCGCTGAATCTGTATGTGACCCGGCTTAGGTGTCTGATTGCGAACATTGAAAAAAGCGCGAGTTATCCTGTCGAGCAATATGTAGTAGTCATACTCGTTGTTGCTCGCAGGCCGTCCTATCACAATCGCAAGATTGATCGCGCCCGGCTGAGAAATATATTGATTAGGAGTTGCTGAGCCGTCAAGTAGCGGAATAGTTTGTAGAGCCACAACGAGTCCCTCGATACCGCTAATCGCAGAGCAGGTATAGCCGTTAACAAATGTCAGGTCGCTGAGGTCCCAGTCGTTACCGTCCGGGTCGATGTAGTCAATCTGAAGCGGAGTAGGCGGCGCTGTCATAGACATATCAGGTCCTCCGTCCCTGCCTGTTGAAACTGCCTTGCGTTAGCGACATAGCGCTGAAAGCTGTCCTGACATGAGACTCGATCGCGGCGCGAGTCAGGCCGTCGAAGTGAGCATGATACTCGGTTCCATGAGAGCTACCGTCGTGCCCACGCGGGTGTATATCGTCCCCGGAAATGACGTACTCGCGTCGCCCATTCTCTGCGAACGTGTACGGGCTGCCGGACCAGAGGCCGACGCCGCTGATAGGCTCCTCGATCCAGCCGCCATGCTGGTAGCCGTGCGGCCTCCTGTTCGCCGGTACGTTGAACCACCTGATAGCCTCCTGGGCCATGGTACGCCCGAGCCCCTTGAATATGTTATTAAGGTGCGTCTGCTGCGACCTTAGCCCCGCGATGAAGCTAGCGCCGGTGTTGTATCCGCCGCCCGAGACTAGCGAGGTAGCTCCGCGCGAGGCTCCAAGCTGGGCTGCGGCCAGTGCGTTAGCCGCTGCGAATATCTGGTTCCTGACCGTGGGGCCAGCCGCGGTGATGGCATCGACGTAAGCGTTAGCAGCTTCAGGCCCAGCCGCGACAAGCTGGTTGATGATAGACTGCGGGGCCTTGATACCGTGTAGCCGCCTCAGGGCGCGAGTCATGCTCTTCGCGTACGTCGTGCCTGAGGTCGGGTCCATCAGCGCTACGCTTTGTAGCACCGCCGACGACGCGCCCGCCCGCGCTAGGTCCCTGATTGAAGTGCCGAAGTTTCGCACGATCCCGGTCTGCGACCGTAGGCTAGCCAGAAGGTTGTAGCTCTGAGCTCGGCCCTGGCCTTGAATGCCGATCGTAGTCAGTCCGGTCGTGCGCTGGATACTAGCCTGAACCTGCTTTTGCAGAGCATTGGCGTTCGTGATCTTCGTTGCCAGGTCCTTGATCTGAGTCTCTAGCGACTGCATCCGTCTGTTCTGCGAGATGACCAGGTTAGAGCGAGCGTTTGCGACCGACGGAGTGAAGTATAGCCTGATCTCCTTCAGGAACCTACTCAGGTCACTCGCGTACGACGCTGGCGTAGTAGCTGTTGTTATCTTAGCGTACGCTGCGGCTACGGTAGCGCCCGCAGTCTGGAAGGCTCGTATCTGGGTCGCGGCTAGCCTGTTCAGGGAAGTGACATGAGCTGAGGTAAGCTTCCTGAGGTTCTCATTCAGGACAGCTATCCTGGCTTGCTCAACCCTGATCTCGGCCTGGTAGTGCGCCCTAGCTATCGCCGTACCGGCTAGCCTCAGGCTGTTCTCCAGAACGCGGAGCTGGACTTGATCCCGCTGAATCTCCGCGCGGATCAGTTGCTCGGCAGCGCCACTAGCGTACCCAGGTATCATACCGTGAGGCAGGACAGTCTCGCCGCCGTGGAAGTTCACGAACTCTGGGCCGTTCTCGCCCACTATGCCCCAGCCGGCTGCCGCGCCATCGGAGCCCGTCCCTCGACCGTACCAGTGCGGGCTACGACTCAGCCACTTAGCAAGGGCTGCCGCCGGTGACCCATAACTACCCTTGATGTAGTTCAGGCCCCACATAACCTGGTTAGCATAGTCGCCGAGATTGAACACATGGCCGTGGCCGAGGGCCTGAGGAATACCCATCGCGCCGCTACCCGGATTGACCGCATTAGCGTTCCAACCGCTCTCGCCCTGCCACAACGAGAGCAGCGGCGGGAACTGGCCGGGACCCCAGCCGAATTGAGCCAGGTGAGCCCTGGCATAGTTCTGAGCGGCCAGGGCGCTACCATGAGCAGGCGGTACGCCAGGGGCACCACTAACAGACTGCTGGCTGGATGCGAAGCTCTTGACAGAGCCAACGATCTTCTTGAGCACTTCACCGACCAGCTTCGGCGGTAGTCCAAGAAGCATCCTGCCGAGGTCTCCGCTTGCTCCGCCCGTACCGGGCTTAAACTGACCTAGCAGGGCCCTGATCGCCCCAGACACGTTTCCCTTGGCGAGGTCGATACCTATGGACCCAAACCTCTTCAATCCGCTGAAGATGTCGCCTAGAGTACGGAAGGCACCGCCGATGAATGCGCCAATCTTGGACAGGATATTCTTGCCGCCCGGCCCGCCTAGCCTGAAGCCCTGAACGAAGTCCTGACCGATGCCCGAAAGCGTGACGCCGTACCTGCTGCCTAGCGCAGAGATCATAGTCGACGAGTTAGCAGCCATACCGATATGGCCGACGCCGCCGTACCGTGACTGCCCAGGAGCTGCGCCAGTAAAGGCCAGGATGTCACCGGCCTGAGTCATCATGCGGTTACCGTACGTGTACGTACCAGGGTATCCGCCGAACCAGTTTGCCTCAGACGCGGCAATGGCTTGCGACTGCGGGATCGGTACGCCCGCACGGTTTGCGGCAGTCCAAACTAGGCTAGAGCAGTCCCACGGCGGCATGCCCCAGCGCTGCGCCTCCGAGTAAGGCTGTCCGCGCTTCGATAGCATGAAGTTGAGCATACTTTGCTCGACCTGGCCACCCGAGGCAAACTGCGGAACTACGCCGGGGAAGAATATGTAGCCAACGTCGCTATCGGGATGCTTCACAACCTTGTTTGGCTGCGACGCCCGTCCTCCATGTGCATAACCGGTAGCCGGGAAGTCAGGCAGCATTCCGCGCAGGTGGTCGACAGCCCCGGCATTGACCATTTCGGTAGGCACAACGACTTCGCCATACCTGAGCATGGAGAAGACAGAGTCTCGGCCGGGATCGCCTTGGCTGATGTAGCCTCCGCGAGCCTTGCCGATACTCTTCAGGGAGTCGGACGCGCCCTTGAGCGGAGCCCCGATGCCGACAAAGCTGGTGATCTTGTCAATAGCATCGAACAGCCCGCCAAGGACGTGCGCGGCGACCCACTGTATAGGCGCTGATATCTTAGCTCTAATCTTATCCCAGACATCGCCAATCGAATTGACAGCAGTACGGAACCAACCAGGCAAAGTCCTCGTGAAGAAGTCTCGTACCGGCACCCAGACGTTGTTGTAAATCTTGCCCCAGCCCTTGACGGCCCAGTCGAAGAGATGGCTCCACATAGAGTCCCACGCGGCTGATACATCATGACGGGCTACGTCGAACCAGTGCGCTAGGTTATGTAGCCAGCTCGTTATCAGTTGCTGTAGGTGTCGCTGCTGCCTGATAGTTGACCCGACCGTGTCCTGCCACATCAAGTCCCAGATGTGCGCAACATCATGCCTAGCTACATCAAACCAGTGTGCCAGGTTATGCAACCAAGCAGTTATCAGGATTTGAAGATGTCGCTGGGCCCGGATAGTATTGCCGATAGTATCCTGCCACATCAAATCCCATTGATTAGAGACATAATGCCGTATATCGTCAAACCAGTGAGCGATATCATGACGGAACTTGATAATGTAGTGTATCGCTAGTTCTAGCCCTATTATCTCCGGTATGACAATCCATCTAATCCAGTTCCAGTTTTTCTCAATCCAGACCGCGATATCAGTCAGGTAGGCTATAGTGTTGAGAGCGAGGATGCCGATCTGGAAAATGAAGTTTAGGAAGTCTGCGAATGCCTTTGGATTCTTCGCTACAGCATTGGCTATCCGCTCGATAGAGTCGGCGAATGAATTGACAATACCAGGAATATCAGGAGCGAATGCTATCATGATATCAGCGAATGCATTTGCCACGGCCTGTATCGCTGATACAACCTGCGGGTCGGCCAAGCTCTTCAAGAAAACCGTTGCCATGTTTGCGAATGGCTCGGCTAGCGCCTTGACAGCAGTTGTGAATACAGGAGTAATCTTCCCGAGAACACCGGATGCTACGCCAGCCAGTGAATTCAGCACCGGGACGAACGACTGCCCTATCTTAGACAGACTATCAGTAAACTGATTTTGCAAATTCTCAAATGACTTGCGTACGCCCTCCTGGCCTTTTGTCAGGGCATTCTCGGCGTCTATCTGCCTCTTGTGCTGCGCTGCTGACTGAGTGGCCCTCGCGGTCTCCAGTCTGGCCTCGGCCGACGCAAGCTGTTGTGTGCTAGCCTTGCCCCCAGACTGAAGTTTATTCAACCGATCCTGGGCCGCCGATACCCTGAGACTAGCGGCATGTAGGCCCAAAGCAGTAGTCGTACCAGAGCCCTCTGCCCTGTTAAGGCCGTCCTGAGCGCTAGCTAGACTAGCCCGAGCCGAAGCCAAGGCCGAGGCAGAGGTTGCCCCGCCACCTTGTAGAGTATTCAGGCGCTGCTGAGCAGCTATGACCCTCTGGTTAGCGGCATCTAGCTTCTGCTGATCCTCAGTCACCACTCTTGACGGGACTGTCTTCCCAACGCCTACTGCCCCAGCAACGCCGACCGCAAGCAAGCCGGTGCCGAGAACCGAGATAATGCTGCCGCCGATAACCTGGCCTATGAACGGAGCTGCGGCTGCCGCTGCTGCGCCGAGACCTATCTGCACTTGTGGCGGAAGTCCGGCCAAACCAGAAAGGATACCGGTGCCAAAGAAGCTGCCAATCTCATTCCCGATCTTGCCGCTGTTAGGTCCCTTTGTAGCGTCACTGACTCCATCGCCAACGCCCTTGCTGACTCCGACCTTTACGCTTCCGCCAACAGAGTCCCTGACTTCTTTCGCGGCTCTCGCCAGGGATGCCTTGTTTATGTCAATATCGACCTTGGGCTTGATGCCCTTCAGCGCGTCATCGAGCCCTCGCCTGAACTCCCTGCCATAGACATCGCCTAGCGCGCGCCCCGCTAGCCTAGCCTGAGGCTTTGCCCTAACAGTGGCCTCAAGAACTATCTTGCCGATGTCAAAGACATCACCAAATCCCTTGATTGCCTCCCTTCCCATCGCGGTGCCCATGACCTTGGCCGCGACTGTAGCCTTAGGCGTAACACTCTTGACCACCTTGGCTATATCAAATTCCTTGATTATGCCACTCGTGATCTCCTTTCCCATATCCCGGCCGATGCGGTTAGCTGCAGGCAGCAGCTCCTTCCGCATCTTCTCGTTGAAACCGGTTAGGTCAGGAACAACGCCTACCGAGACTGACCCTACGAATATGTTGTCAGCCATCAGTTTAGCCCTCTAATCTGGTCTAGCATAGCCTGGGCTTCCTCGGCAGTCTTTCCGCGCAGACGCGGGTCCAGCCTCTGGGCGTCCTCAAGAGACATCCTCTTGGCGGCAGGCCTGCTGCTACGGCCAGGACGACGGATGGGCTCTGGGCGCGGCAACTTCTTCTCAGACTTGAGCTGTACAGTCGCCCATGTGTTCATCCGAACCTCGTCTATCAGGGTGGCGAGCATCATCTCGATGGTACTCCAACGCCCCTTAGCGGGATCGTTGGTGTCATCCTCTCGGAATAGCTCGCCCTCCGGCATCTCATTGCGCATGGCCGTGTTCAACGCGCCCTCTGGAGGCAGAAACTTGAGCAGCACAAGCAGCTTGCGCCACGTCAGCATGGTACCCGGCATGAACAGGTCTACGAAGTCCAGGCCGTAATACCTTGCTAGATCAGCTTCTATCTCCTCTGGGAACCTCGACGTGACCCAGACTGCTTCCGAGATTTTCCCGCGTCCAGGCGGGAACTCCGTCCGCACTCGTCAAACACTGCCTCGACCTGATAGTTCTTCAGGTCAGCGCCAACCCATGCCTTGTACTCGTCGTCATCCTCGATGACTTCGCGAGCCCACCCCGTCCAGCTACCGGTTGAGGCAAGCTCCATCGCTGATGATGACCAGTCGGCCGCGTTTGTGATGTGAATGACCGTACCGTCAAGTCTGACAGTAACTGGCTTCCCAACACGTTCCTTGCGAAGCTGCTCATCCATCATGTCGAGGTCAAGGTCGACCTCTGGCACATCTTGGTCGCCTGGATCGTACGCGGGCTGAAGAGCGGCTTGATCGCGCTCTGACTTTGGAACAGCCATGATGACCGCCTATCAGGTGAAGTAGGTTGTCATGGCCTTGCCGTAGTTCACGGCCCGCTGCGCGACGGCCTGGGTGTTCGACCCGATGGTGCCGGGGTAGAACGTGAAGGTCAAGTCCGTCGAGATGATGTCGCCCTGCTGGGCCTGCCGGTTCCCGCGAGCGGTCACCTTGGCGAACGGCGCGTACAGGCGCTCCTGCTTCGTGCCGTCGATGCTGTCGAAGATCAGGCCATACCGGTTGTCGGCCGGCGGGTCGGGAATCGTATAGACCGCGGAGTTGATGGGGAGAGCCGACGTTGCCGTAGTCGTGGCCTTGAGAGGAGACGATGCCACAGGGAAGACTGGCACGTCATCGTACATCGCCAGGACGTACGGGTTCATGCCTTCCAGGAACGTCGCCTGGACGGTCTTGGTGCCGCCGGTGAGTAGGGTACGGATCGGGGTGAGCACGCCAGCAGCCGGTACGTCCTTGACGGTCTCGTCGAGCTTGAAGATGTAGCCGGTCACGTCGACCCAGCCGAGGCACTTGTATGTGCCGGCGGTGATACCTGACGGGTCCTCGAAGCCGAGCGGAGCGCCGAGGTTGGGGAGTCCGGCCCAGACCACGACATCGCCAGCGGCGTAGAGCAGGTTGTTGTCCTTGTACGGGCCAGTCGCCGGGGGAGTGAGTCCGAACTGGGTGGGGTCATCTGCGGTAACCTGGGGGTTGGCTTCCTGGTAATTCTTTTCTGCTGTAGACACTTCTACTCCTATGGATGAATGCGAACGAGATATGTCGCGTTGTTACGGAACAGGCCGGGGTTTACCTCCGATACAAACTTGGGACCGCTGATTACCGTTATATGCTGTATCACTCCGTTCAATACTATGGCGCTGTTCAGGGACTGCATGTCTGCCTGAACATTCCGCGCGGCGGCAGATACGTCTGCCATCTTGATTCCCTGGTTTACCTGTCCCCAGAGGTCTATGTCCACGACGGGATGGTCCATCCATATATGGACTCCCATCGTCCCGCTAATACGCCTGATACGGCATGTAATCCTCGCCAGGTCGCCGGTCGGCATTTCGGTCACAAACCGAATGTTCGGCTCCATCTGCCCGAGGGCGTACAACAGAGCAATCTCCACGTCCGGCATAACAGTTACAACCCGAGCGATTGGCATAACAGGCCCCTCGCTTCCATAGCCGCGCGGAGCAGAGTGTGATAGGGCTCGCCGCCCCTCTCGCCGAACTCTACATACACGGCCTCTGGCGAGTCGTTGCTGACAATAGCCTCCGCGCGGTCGTGAGTAGCTCCGCCAAGCGTATGGACCTCGACGCTAAAGCTCGCCTTGTATCGACCCGCGTGCTCATCCGGCTCCCATGGCGAACCGACCGGGGCTAGAGCCTCAGCGCGGTCCTTGATCTTGTCGCCGTAATGCTTGACTACGCCCAGCATTCCCACGGAATTGAGGAAGCGACTCATACCCACTTGGTCAGGCTCGTAACTCACGGGGACGCTCCCTTCACCAGTTGGCCCTCGATGCGGATCGGTGCGGTACGACCAGAGAACGGAGACACCCAATGCGCTGGGTCTCCAGTAATCTCGTATTCTGCGCCGTCCACGATGATAGCATCAATGAAACCAACATCAGTCCCGTACGGCACATACACCGTAATGTCGGTCGTAACGCGGTCTGTGTATGACACCGTCTCTGCGCTATGCCCCTGCTGCACTGAACAGGGTCCGACCGTAACTTCCGTAATGGTAAAGGTGTCGTTGTTGTATTCATCCTGTCCTGCCACTACACGGCGACGCAGTGTCACCATCTTACCGTATGGCAGTGCTGGATACATTAACTCCGCCTCACCGCGATCGAGCCCGCCTTCATCCTGTAGTCGGCTAGTATCTCTTCCATGCCGAAGTCCCTGAGCGCCGCGTAGATACCGGCCATTGCGGGTGACCCGCCGCTAGAGCCAGCGCTCAGGTTCCGGCGCATCGTATAGCTATACGCTCCAACCGTCTCAGCCTGAATAGTTGCTGACTGCGTCGGCGTGGCTAGCTCCGAGATGATGGCCGAGCACAGAAGGCCCTCAATGTCTGCAGGCACATCCTTGTAGCCGTGCTCATACGTAGTGTCATACGAGTGACTATACCACTGGTCGACGTACCAGAAGCTGGGCAAATTGATGATGCCCGAGAAGCTAGGCTCTGGAATGGTAACCGTATCTATGCCGTCGAAAATGAACCAGGTGATAGGGATGTCCGGTATCATCACATTGCCAGACTTCGCCACTACCGATATGATGCTATAGATCGGCCGTCCGGGCAACACAATGAGACCGTCCGACGCTGACATGGTGATCAGGTCAGATGCCACGTACATGAAGGTGTTCCGCGCCCGCCGACGGATGATAGCGCTACCATCCTTCAGCATCGCATCGACGCGAGCTGCCTCTGTCTGGTTCAGGTTCCTGCCTAGCCTGGCCACGATATCATCGGGCGTAGCCAGACTAGGCAGACCTCCAGCCGGAGTTGTCACCGGCTACTCCTTGCTGGTGCGTCGTTCCTGCTGGCTCTGGCGCTCTTGCTGAGAGCCTTGACGCCTTGACCGCGAGGTCACGGCCTGGCGTTCCTCGCGTGTCTCGTCGACAGCCTGGTTGTGAGCCTCCATGGCCGGCGTGTCCTGCTCGTTGTCCAGCTCGGCCGTGCCGGGTCCGTCGTCGGCCATGAAGCTGCCGGTGTACGGGTACGGAGGTGCCTGGATGACGTTGATAGGCGGCGCGGCGGTCAGCGTGCTGGTCTTCGGCAGGAGAGCGCCGAACGGCCAGCGCTGGGTGATCGTCTTGTTAGGCTGCATGATCGTGACCGGGTTAACCGTCGCGTACGCGAGCCGCATCGTCATACGTAGGGCCACGGAGTCCTGCTGCATGAGGTTCAGGATGACCTTGCCGGAGTCGTCCGAGATGACGCCCTCGGTGAACATCTTGAACGAGATGTCCTTGCGCAGGCCGATGATCGCCTTGCTGAAGTCTCCGCAGATCAGCGTAGCGCCGCTCGCCACTGTAGCGTTCCACGAGCCGTTGTCGATCTCGGCCATCCTGTATCCGTACAGCGTACCGCCCGCCCCAGACTGCATGTCGGGCTGGTAGATCGGCACGCCCTGCGCGGAGCGGATGCCGACGAGACGCCAGTTGATACCCGGCTGGGCCGCGAAGCCCTTGACCGCGTAACCATTCTGCGCCATCAGGAAACCGAGGTTGGACACGTCCTGGCCGAGGTCGGTTGAAGCTGATGCGCCCTCAACAAGAGCTTGGCTGGACTTGAGCGCGCCTTGGAAAACAGACTCGCCCCAGGTGGTCGGCTTGTTGACGCCCCAGATAACGGCGTAGTCAATCATCTGGCCGACGGCCTCCACGATGCGAGGCTGGACCTGGCCCCAGAGCGGCACATCCGCGTCGTCAAGATATGCCTCGGGGATCGGTACGATGACGGCCAGTTCCTCGACGACCATGACCACGTTCTTCCACTGCTCCATGGTCGTCTGCTTCATGCCGGTGTCGCCACCGACCCAGTACGCGACCGGCAGCACGTCGAGGACGGGCTGGCGCTGCGTCTTGGATGAGAGTGTCGTACTGTTCATCAGGCTCAGTGCCGCGCTCTGAGTTGGCGCCATCTGGATGATCTCGGCTGCCAGAGGCTCAGGAATCAGCGGGTCAGAGCCTGTCGTGGTACGCGCAATATGCGTTCCGTACGTAGGCATGACTGCTCTTTCCGCGCAAGCGCGGTACTGTGATGTAACGCTCGGCCTGCGCTAGATTGGATTACTCACTACCGGTCATAAGCCGTCGGAACATCTGGTCTGATGTCATCGTCGCGTTGTCTGACGGAGCTGCGCCTGCACGCATACCAGTTAGCCGTTCGGCTGGACGGCCACCGCCTGAGCGGCCACCGTTTCCTTGCTGGCCTTGCTGTGCTTGCATCCGCTTCGTGACTTCTGCCTCGATGATACCTACCAAACGCTCTGCCCGTTCGCTGATCTCCTCAGAGGTTCCATCTCCGAGGTAGTCGATCAGGTCGGGCGACAGGTTATGAGTGACGGCTGCAGTCATCCTGCTCTGCGACATCTTCAAGGCATCTCGCTCTTGCTCTGCCGCTTGCTGGGCTTCTAGCGCCTTCTGAACTTCAGACTTGTTGGCATCCTCTTGATCGCGCCACTTCTTAGCAGCGCCAGAGTTATCCCGAGCGGTACGTTCGTGCCGCCGGGCCATTTGCTTCCAGTGCTCTACCTGCTTCGTCAGCTCGTCAGGGTCTTGCTCTTGCATGACCTCGTGGAGCTGCTCTTCGGCACCTTGATCTTCGGGGTGCTCTCCTGCAGCGTCGGCTCCGGTTGCGCCGGCCTCTCCGGTAGCGCCAGTGTCTTCAGTAGCAGTCTCGCTCATTCCTCATCCTTGCTCGCGTAGATTATAGCTGAGTCGAGCGCGTACGTAAAGCCCTCACGCAGCCCTGGCACGGCGCTCTATATACGGGACAGCGTTTGCTACTGTTCCGAAGGTGCGTGTCCCGGCCTGAAACCGGTGGCACGCTCATGTAGATTTGAGCACAGGCCCTTCACCTGATCTGGGCCGACGTACTTGCTGAGAAGGGCCTCGCACCTGTAGAAGTCATCCTTCGTGCCCCATCCGATCTTGGCTGCGCCTGGCCCTTCCGCCCAATACCTCATGAGCCGTTCTGTGCTCGATACATCGCTTGGTGTTACCTCTTTGCCGGCTACCATGTTACATCGCCTCTATAAGCAGTGGACCCTGGTTAGCGGTCCTTTCGTCGCTGGTTGCATCGAAAACCTTGACCTTCCACCACAAGGCCCCAGCGCCTTGGGTGTCCGTCGATGGGATGTCGAATTGTGACAGAGTTGTGCCCGAACTGTCTGGGTCTGCTATGACATCGCTGTCATACGTCAATACCGTTGGGTCGGTGTCAGGCGTCGTCTTGTCATCCTTGATATAGAACTTCGCCGTCATGCCCGTACCGTCTGTTATCTCAGGGTACTTGGCGGTAACGACAATGTCGTCGCCCTGCTTGAAGAACAACGCTAGCATATCCATTACATCACCTCTGCACTGATTTCGTTAGTTTCGATAGTAGCTTCAGCCGTATCCGTCTCAACTACTGCGCCGAGGCTATTCGACACAACAGTTGCGCTAATCGCATCAGTAGACATCTCAGCCGCTAGTGCGTTGCTAACGCAGACGACCGCCGTTATCTCATCAGGTATCAAATCAGCGTCCTCGCACTAGTCGTTGAAACAATCCGGTGACCACCCCGGCCAGCACAATGGAGCCCGCAGCAGCGCCAACCGAGGTGGCCATACCGGATACAGCCCCGACCAGTCTGATGGAGCCCGTAGCACCGCTGGCCGAGACCGCACCGCCGGCTAGCACAACAATCAGCCTGAGCGCACCAGTCGCCGCTGATACCCCATAGGCCATGCCAGCCAGAGCCGCAACAAGAGACACGGTTCCCGTTGCGACTGTTTGAGCCACCGCGCCAGGGACAGAGCTGGCCGCCGTTGATGCCCCAGCTACAGGCGTAGTCCTGCCGAGCGAACCCGACGCGGTGGAGTTTGTGATGGCCATCAAACAAACCTCAGTGGTTCAGTTAGACGGTATAGAACGACAGGCGTGATACCTCCGCGCTTGGCGCACTCTCGGCACAGGGCAGCTCCGTGAGTTGCCATGGTTGCGTGAATAGGGCACAGCCATACTTTCTGCTCATGCCCAGCTACGCCGCAGACCCGCAAGTACAGGCTAGCTGGCGTGGCGCCACAATGGAAAGCCGGAGGCGCCACGATTGCTCCGCACGGGTACGCGCGAGGTACATGTAGGTCTGGGATGAGCGGGCTGATCTCGAATATGGTCATGTCACACCTGGCAGATGAATCCCACGCCTGCACTGCCCGTGCCTGCAGCAGCCTGGAGTGAGTCGCCGATTGCGGGTGTACGCGGAGCCGCGAGCAGATATGCAGCGATAGGATGCGCAGCTCCGCCCGATACCGCGTCAGTTGCAATGGCCCATTGCGCTGTACCCGGCGCGGAGGTGAACGGTCCCCAGGTAATCTGGCTCGTGTTATAGATAAGCGATGGGCTTGCCCCAGTGGCTACGACCGGGCCGTACGCCTGACGCGCGTACCCGCTCGCGGTCGCGTACTCGTTGATGCTAGTGCCCGACATGGCCGTCTCCGTCGAGCTGAGCACGCCCGAGGACGCAGAAGTACTGACGGCAAGATACGTGGCCGCGGCTGCCGGACTCTGGGACTTCAGGAACACCGCATTGAGAGCCTGCTGCTGCGCGTACTGCATTAGCTGGCCGGCGCTGAGTAGTGGCATAGTGCGTGTCCTCATGCTCCTGGGAACATATCGACGTACTGTTCTTCTATTGTGGTATGCCGGAGAATTCCCGTGCTGTCAGTCCACTTGACGATAGGCCATCCTGATTCCTCGTCGAGCTGGACGAACTCGACCGACATTCCATCCTTGAGGTCTAGCTCAGTCATCTCGGCGGTCATCTCGCCGAAACCGGCTTCACTCTTGCTATGCTCGCCGTAGCCAAGACCGTTTGGGTGCTTGTACTTGTACTTGTCTCCTGGCTTGGCCTTCATGAGGCTTGCCTCTGGCATAAGCTCGTACTCCCATCTGCGTTCCAGTTATCGGGTATTAGGTTTCGCGCTCCCAGGGCGTTGGCGCGACGGATCAGGTAACGCCGGATCGTGGAATGGTCGCCCTTGCCTCGGCCGACAGCCTTGATCGCCTTCTTGAGGTATGCCACGTTCGGCACCGGGTAGCGCGGAGCCCCTCCGCTCTTGCTAGGTAGCGCCTTACCCTGCGCCCCCAACTTCTTCCGTCCCGCTGTCGTCTCGTGGGGTGGGGTTTTCGTCGTAGCCATTTTCACTCCAATACCTGTCCCAGGCAGCTCTCGCTTCCTTGCCAGTGAATGTTCCTGTTATCCTGTTCCACTCATCACGTAGTGCGCCGTTCGGATTCATGGTAGCTCCGCGCAAGACGGGCATAGCAAGACAAGCGCAATTATCGTGAGCGCGGAAGCTTGTATTGCCTGGCTTGAATGGACCCTTAGCAGCCTGGGCCGCGCAGTACGCGCAGGCTCCCGGCTCAATAAGCCGTTCCCAGCCCGTTGCGTTCGGGTCATGAGCAACGTTAGCGATGACCGTATTCCGCGCTCCGTTTAGGGCGAACCGGGCGCCAGCGCCAGAGAGTGTGTTGCGCGCGGAATCTGATGCTGTGAGCGGGTCGGCTCCCTTCGTGTTGAGCTGATGGTAGAAGGTTCCGTTTGTAACGCTACCAGCCATCCTGTTGAGATGCTGGCCCGAGAATCGTGCCGGGTGTATCCGCGCCAGGGGCAGATCATTGGCTACCGTCAGGTTGCGATAGAAGTCAGCGCCGTTCGCGGCCGACGCATCAAAGTGTTGCGCTATGAGCGTCTTGATAACCGGCCCTAGGTCTTTCCAGCTCGCCGAGAACTGCTCCGGGTCGATGTGCTGATCCCACATCGCCTTGATGCCTCTGGCGACGTAATCCCTGATAGAGCCTTGTTTCTGCTGGAAGTCAGTTGTGATATAGGTCGGCGGGTCCGGGGCGATAGCGTTCAGCGGATCGCTCGTGCCACTGAACGAGAACCGGCGCGGCCTAGGGGTCGCTGTGCGGCCGTCCCTAGGGGTCTGTGAGGGGTCGAAGTTCTCGCGGCCTCTAATCGCGCTCCGGTCGGTTTGAGGAGTCCGGTCGAAGGCCGTATCCTGACTAGTGGACATTCGTTCCACCACCGCCGGTTGCCAGCCTGGATTCCTTGGCCGGGTTAGCTCCTGTCACTTGGCCCTGAGTGCCGGCTGGGACCTGAACTGGGACTGATGTCTGAATACCGCCGCCACCGGGGCCGCCACCTATCTGCTGCTGGACGTTGGTGTACTGCGGCTGAGACTGGAGCGCTGCCGCAACAGCATCCTTGACGACTTGCTTCGCCTGGTATTGCTGCTTGGCCTGAACCCACCTGTTCACGTCATCAGCGGTCGCGCCCGGTATGAGTCGCCATAGCTCTTCAACCGGGATACCAAGCATCTGCGCGGCCTTGCCGAGCCCGTCGATCGTAGCGCTGAATGCACGCGCGGAGGTATCGCGCCAGACGACCTCGCCGTTAAGGTCGGCCCAGCTGGTCTTATCTCCTGCGGCCAGCGCGTTGAGGCGGAAGCTATTGCGCCAGGGATCAGTCAGGGTAGACTGCAGTTCTTCCACCTTACGATCGAGACCATCCCGCGCTGCTGCCAGGGCTTCGGCACTGAGGTTAGCGATCTGGCCGAGGAGGTGATACGGCGGGACTTGCGAGATTGTCGACATGTGGCGGATACTTGCTTCGCGCACGTTGATGTACGGGTCGAGCTTGGCCTCGCTGAACTCGCCGAACTTGGTGGCAGCATCCTCGGCCGCCCACACGCGATCGACACCCGGCTGGAATGGAGCCTTGGGACGGCCCGACTCGTCTGATGGGCTCATACCGGTGACCCAGCGCTGCTTGAACGCCTCGTACTGCTCGGCCATCATCAGGTTGAACGTCGTAGCATTGATCTGGTCCTGGATCGGGATGAGCGGCTCCACCTCGCCGGAACAGTCAGTCTCGCCGTCAAGGTCGGCTTCATACAGGAACCTGACGACCGGGCAAATACCGAGGTTATGCATTGAGATAGGCGGCAACCCGTTGAGGTAGGGGTCGCCTGGACTCGCTATGCTGAGCTTGATATTCGTAGCGGCTGAGCCTTGGATTCCTTCCTGGCTTGTCAGGATGTAGCGGGCTGTCTCGTCATAGAGGCTAGCGATGACACGCTGGCTCTGCGGACGCGCT